ATTACGTTAGCCGCACAAACATGCAAAGCAAAGCCATCACTGGTTGGAGCTTGGTTTGCAACGCCCGTGTAGCCAACGTAAGCCATTACATAATGCCCGCTTGAATGATCGTCAACGTAGCAGTTCCATCGCCCGCCGTCACAAGCACTTTAATGCCAGAGACAGGGAACGCGTAGTTGCCGTCTTGGTTGTCCGACTTGCCTGCGATTGTTGGATGCGAGAACCACACTGGCGTAGCGCCAAATGCTGTTTCAGTAAATGTGTGTTGTACCGTATATGTCACAGTACCCGTAACAACAACGCCAAAACCCACATTAAATGGGGTTGTGTTGGTATTAGTTACATAAGTAGGACTTGAGCCTACGCCTGTTTTTGATACGACTGCTGGCCGCATAATAATCTCCTAGATGGTCAAACGGGGGCCGAAGCCCCCAGATTATTAGACGTTCTGCTGGCCGATATACGGATCAGTTACGTAGTACAGGATTGTGCCTGCAACTGCACCGCTTGCAGCAGGAGTAGCGCCTGCGCCACCAGTGATATAAACCAGTTCAGTCGTGGACATTGGGACGCCCATCGAAGCACCAGCAGCGCCGTTTGCACTACCAACAAACGTGGTCGAGATGCCGTCTGCTGCGCCTTCATTAATCAGAGCCGCTGGAGTATTCGTGCCCGTGGAATATAGGGTGAATCCCATGTCAAAAGTTTTAGCCGTGGCAGCGGTTGCTGTTGTTACCGTAACCGACATAACAACTGCGCCGGCTGGCAAAATCAGTGCTGGAGCGCCTGTTGCTGAAGATACTTTAGCTGTTACCGTGCTAGCTTGCGCCGCAGGAATATAGAATTGCGCTGCCATAACGCCAGTGCCGCAATATGCGGTGCGAGTTTGATCGCCGCCGCCCGAACGCCAAATGCTTTGGGTAGTAGAAACTGCCATGATGAATTTTCCTAACATGCTAGTTAAGCGCAAGCGATCTGCATGTAGTCAGCCGGGGACTGTTCGCAAGCACCGGATTACCCCGGAATTACTTACTTTATACACCACGAAAAACAAAATTACAAGCAATAAAAAAGGGGCCGAAGCCCCCTTTAAACCCGCATGTAGCCTAGGTTTTGGTGTTATGCACCGACGCTGCCGTACATACCTAACGGATCCGACCACCCAAAGCTGTAGCGCTCACGGGACTTGTAACGGACGTTACCAGTATCGAAGTCACCATCCATCGAGTTGGACAGTGCGGTACGGACAAAGTGCTTCATGCCGTTAGGAACATCAGTAGTCAGGAACCATGCGTTCGTATCGGTCAGGAAGTTGTTGACTGTGTAGCCACCAGACACTGAGCCGTTGTTTTTGATTGCATTGATATCGTTGTCGTTCGTGCCGACGCGGAGTTCAGTTTCCAGCAGGCGGGTTGCAACGAATTGCAGCGCTGGTGGAACAATCAGTTTCTTAGGCTTAGCAGCAATCAGCAGGCCACGCTCATCAGTCCATGCGGCGATTTGAATAACGGCGGCTTCCAGGGAAGTCTCATTCAAGTCGGCTGGGGTCGATGGAATGTTGCTGTTAACGCCACCAGAAACCAAAGGATGCGAAGCCGAGAACAGTGGCACGCCATCACCGCCGTAATAAGCAGCGGTATTGGTGAAACCATTGTTGAGGACGTTAGCGGCCTTAACTTGCTTGGTGTATGCCATAGCACGAGCCAGCGACTTGGTATAACGAGCCGACAGGCTGTCATACAGGTTGTCTTCGATGGCCTCTTCGGTCAGCGAGAAACCCAGTGCGATGGTTTCGTGATTGTAGCGAGCAGTCCATGCTTCCTGTGCGTTGTCATAAGCGATGGCTGAGCCTTCGTTTTTGACTGGCGCGGCGGAGAAGCCTGACAGCTTGGTTTCTTCTTCAAACGAACGCTCGGAGGTCTCAGTTTCGTAGATCTCTTTGTGCTGTTCGCCGTAGGTTGCATACTCCAAACCGAACAGAGCATTCAAGCCCGGAAGCAGTTCTTTAAGTAGTTGTGCGCGTGAAATAGCCATGATTTAGCTCCTTAAATGCCGACGGCGTTATAGTACGAATGGTAGCCAAAGTTCAACTTAACGATGAACTCAACAAAATTACCAGACGAGTTAGCGGTGTCAGGCACCACATCAACGATTCGCAGTGGCAGGCTGGCGGTAGTTGCGCCGGCAGCCGTGTAAATACCAACTTTAGAATCACCAGTTGTAGACGAACCCGTGTTTAGAACCAAACGACAGTTCGAGCCAACAACGGTTTGGCCAAGATACGCAGGCAGTAGACCGGATGAAGTATTGTCAACCGTCGTTCCGGCTACGTTAACTGCTTTATACAGTTGATCTGGATCATCAGCGATGAAAGCCAGAATGTTGGTAGCGCCAGAAACACCGGGCCATGATTGCGAGAATGTCAGTTGCTTGGTGCTTGGATTGATATACGAACAACCCAGGAACACGCCAACAACACCAGCCAAAGGCGAAGCATCATCAGCAAGTGGGGAGTTTTCAATCGTACCACCAGCTACTAGCGTAACAACGCCGCCATTATAGATAGGCGTGGTGTACGAAGCAGCGATAGGAAGTTGACGGGTCGCGCCGGCAAAAACCTGACCACCAATCAAATTGATTGGTTTTAGCCCGTATGGGGCTGCGATAATCGGATAAGCCATATTAGCTCCTAAAAAAGTTTATTTGCCTTTGCCGAACGAGGTAGTAGATTTACGCTCATTAAACAGAGGCATGCGAGGATCACTTTGACGCATAAGATTATTGTCTACTGCCTCGATCTGGCCTTCAGCTTGGCGCGCATAGTGCGAGTTACGCTGTTCTACAAACTCAATCGGGGTTTTGCAAAGCAACAATCCACCAATCTCAATGTTGTCCTTAAAGCGACTATTGGGATCAATTAGCAGTTGAAACTGTGGCTGTTCCTCAATCTTGACTGGCTCCCATCCTTCCCGTAGTTTGGCGGAAAGATTGCGTGGGTCAGCATTGTTCAAGGTCGAAGTACGAATCCATCTGTACGCAAAACCCGGCTGTTTATCTGGCTCAGGTAATAGTTCTGCGGGCGCCCACTGCTTTGGACGTTCCGTAACCGAACGCGTTTGTAATTCACGACTAACTTTGTTTTCAGCCATTGTTGGCCTCCATTTTCATTTTTTCACGGGCGTACTGCTCTGGCGTCAATCCTAACTTTTTGGCAATACCAATTTCAGATTGTTTCAACACTATCCGCTTGGAGGATGTGCTTCTGTTGGCCGGGGCCACTACCGTGGATGATCTATCTGTGCGCTGTCTGTTTGTGGACTGCGCTTCATTTTTCTCTCCCGCAAAATACTCAGGAAATCGCAGACGCATTGTTTCGTCCACTTTTTTCCAGTATTCGTCGGTCGATGGATAGCTTTCTCCATTCTGATTAACCAGCTTTTGGTGGAGACCAAGAGCCAGGCTAGTCATTTCCTCGTCCTTACCAAACCAAGTATTACGCTCTTGCCACGTAACAGATTTTTGGTCCGGCTTAGGAGGCTGGACTTGAGGAACACTATTTACAGGAGTTTCTTCATGTTGTAAAGAAGGAACGTATTCTTTTGCTTTTTGCAACTTATAGTTGGCATCGGCAATTTTTTGCTGTGCTTTAAGCAATAAATCAGAATCGCCTAAGTCATAAGCATTCTTAAACTCAGCATTTGCCGCCTCAAGTTCCAGGGCGGCAGCACTCTTATAAGTGTTTAAATAGTTCTGCTCACCATAAGAAAGCCGTTTTTTAAGGTTCTTATTTTCTTCAAGCGCCTTTTGAGCAAAAGCAATAGCCTCTTGCTGCTCACGCAAAGCGCGCTCTTTCTCGCGTCGCTCATCGTGCCAAACTTTTTTCATTTGCTTAAGTTTGGTTTTGACGTTATCGGAATAATTTTCCAGCTCGTCTTTATCTAGTTCTTCAACCAGATTCTGAGGCATAGGCTCACGATTACGATCCGCAGCCGGAGTATCGTCTTCTATCTCAAAATCAAAATCATCTTTTTCTTCTTTGGCTGAAGCTTTCTTTTCCTGTTTTTCATCAGGAAATTCAAACTCTTCGTAACCTTCTTTATCACTCATTTGTGCCTCCTTAGGCTCTTGAAATGCCGCGTGGGTCAGCTACTACTGCTTCAACCGTATCGTCATTAATTAAACGAAACTCACGGCCATGAATTTTTAGCCGAGTACCTGAGTTTGGTCGAGCAAGAATAAAATCCCCTTCTTTGCACCACGGTCCCGTTGGGAACTTAGCAGCGTCCTTGTAACAATCTGGCCCCATCTTAATTACAAAAAAGACAGTGGCTAGTGCTTCTTCAAAACGGCGAGTTTCATCAGCTTTGATGAGTCCACTCTCGTACTTGTCTTCCGATTCAGGGATCGTCACAAGAATGTGATAACCCGATGGTTCCGGAAGTTGTTTTGCTTTTTCTTCTGCTGTTTGTGGCAGCGTAGAAATTTCACCGCTTTCTGTCGCGATGGCGATTTCACTCATCTGATTGCTCCATAAGTTTTGCTAAGTCGAGGATATAACCTTCAGTTGTGGAGAGTCCTCGTATCTCCCCGCAAAGTTTTTGATAATCCGCAAAATCTTTTGCCGCACTTTGTGAGACAGCTAAGATTAATTGGTCACGACGTTCCCGCACCTGCTTTAGTAAAACTTCTAAAACTCTATCCATCATTAACCTTTTGTCGGTTTAAATTGGCCAAGTGATGTTTGGTCTTTGGCTATTTGAGTGCCAAGACGAACACCTTCTGCTTCCATCTTTGCATCGAGTTCTGCTTTGTCTTTGGCGGATTTGGCGCCGACTTGCATACCTGCGATTGCCTTCTGCGCTTCGATTCTTTCGCGCTCGATTTCCATCTGATCCGCTTTAGCAGAAGCATCAAGAATTACTTTGTTTTTCCTAATTTCTGCTTCTTGTTTCTTAATATCTACTTCTTCTTTCTTCAGAGCCAACTCTTGTTGTTGCATCTGAACCAGAGGATCTTTCGCTTGTTGTTGAGCTTGCTGTTGTGCAGCCTGCGCTTGATTTTGTTGCAGTAGTTTTTGACCTGCCGCAGCCATCATGCGCGAGTATTCAACTTCAATTTCCTTAGACATTTCCTCATCCATACTAGGAAGCGGGATTCCCAATTGCTCTTCAATTTTCTTACGATATTCAAATGCAAGATGCTCACTAATGTGCGCCTGCATAGCCGCGCTCATCGCCTGCGCTTGCGGGTTTTGCCCAATAATCGCAGTAATTTTTGGGTCTTTCATTGCAGATTGGTGAACAGAAATATGCGCCTCATGATCCTGATAAATAAATGCCTTAACAGGTTTCATATTCATAATGGCCATATTCTCTGATACAGGATCTTTGGGCTTAAAGTCCTCTGCGTTAGGAATAAGTTTGCCAATATTTTTAATGCCAAGCACCTCTAACATCTGACGATTCAATTCAACTTGATCGTAAATTTGTGGAGCTTGTGCGGCCATTTGCATTACTGCCTGATACTGCACAACCTTCTGCGCCATCGTTGCGGCGTTAGGGTCGCTTACAGGAAGAATGTCTACCTGATCGTAATCCGATTGCTTAACTGAACGTCCTCCATCTACCGGCTCATATGCGTAATCTGGCGGTGTGCAGTCACGAATAATATCGCGCAGTAAACGAAACTCTTGCTTCATTGAATAATGAATACGGGCTTGTACCGCAGACATTACTTTAAGAGTGCGCTCTAAGATAGCTAACGTAGTACCAACTGGCGAGTTGGCCGACATATCGGCAACTTTCATATCAGCAGCAGAAGCAAAGCGGCGGCCTTCTTCCACAATCTGATTCATCAACTGAAGCAATACTTGGCTCGGCTCTTTATATGGCAGCGGCAAAATGTTGTCGCGGATAGTCCCAGACGCAACATCAACGTCACGGAATTCGCCTGGGCTAATAGGCGTATCATCACCCTTAACCCGCATGCCTTTTGTCTTTAGGCCACCAGGCAAATTAGACAGCGTGCCGGCATCAACTAATTGCCGAATAATAGACGTACCTGATTTAGCAAACGCGCCAATCAAATGGATCAAACCAAAGCAATAAAAGCCAAAGCCAGGAACATAGCCATAATGGACAAAGTGGCTACGCTTCTGTTTAGTCTTATCTTCCGGACGCCAGTTGCGTCGAATGGCTAGAATTTCTTGCGAAGATTTATCTATCGTTACAATGTATGGCAGCGCAATACCAGTTTCTTCGCCGTCATCATCTTTGTCTTCATAGCCCTCAAGATCCAAGAACACCTGCATCTCAATAAGCTTGTAACGGTCATCGCTGGTTGCCCGAAAGCCCATCTTCTCAGCAATTTTTTTCTCTACATCATCAAGCGTATCCGTTGGCTCAGGCAAATCAACGTCACGATAAAAGCCGGCCACCTGCAATCGGCGTAAATCATTTTCGGTTTTGCGCATCACATGTGATACGCGATCCGCTGTTTCTAAATTGCTTGAGCCATAAGGAACAACTACATCTTCTGCTGGCACAAACAATGAAACCTGGCGGTCAAAAGAAGGATCAAAGTACACCTTCTTAAACGCATTGCCAGACAAACCCAAGCCCCAAAGCATGCGCTCATGTTCTGGGCGATACTCAACCATCTTGTCAGTTAGCTGATAGTTCATGTCATCCTGCACACGAATAGCCGCTTCTTTTTTCTCTGGCGTTTCTTTGCCGATGATCTTAGTCTTAACTGGTCCGGCGGCTGGGAATGTTTCCATGATTGTCTCAGCTTGGAACTTAACCAACGCCTCCGACAGCAGCGGATGATAAACACCGCACGCACCTTCCCACGGCTCGGCGCGCTCCTCAATCTTCATACCCAGCAATTCCAAGCCATCTACATAAGTCTGCATCCAATCTTTGCGCGAGCTAATGTCATCCTCAAAATCAGATAACAAATCTCCCGCTAATGCAGATAACGTACTGTCATCAATGTACTCAGCTAGATTGGCATCAAAATCATCTTCTGATTCTTGGTCTGGCACGATTTCAATTTCCAAGCCGTCCATCCCAATTCGTACCGCCTCTGGATCTTCGATCTCGATTTCAATATCGGGCTCACCCAATATAGCTTCCAATCCAGTCGGCGCCTGTGAAAGCGACTTATCAATATTCGTTGCCATAGTTGTCCTTAGTAATACGATCTTTTGCGACGAAAGCCTACTTCATCTTCCTGTTCATCTGAATCCAACCGCAGAAATCCGCCCTGCCTAAATCTTATCAGCGCCTGTGTGGCCGAGTCAGTCAAGTCATCATGCTCAGCATTCGGAAACCGCGCCATTTCCTCAATTAACTCATCCGCCCAGCGTGTTTCCGGTGCCCAAACCTTACCAGATCGGAATAAATCTGTAACCGAATTAATACGCACAAACTTATCGTTACCCCTGACCGGCGTGTAGTCCGAAACCATCACGCCCATCGCCCGTAACTCATATATAAGAGGCGCGCCTGCCGCTTTGGCCTCAATAATACAAGCATCCGGCTCCCATTCGTCATAAAACCGCTTTGCCGTGTCCTTTAATTCCGGAAATTCCATCTTATTCTTGTACGCGTCGAGCAAAATAATGTTCACATTCGACTCATCCTCGTTTAAATGGAACACTCCCCACGTAGTACAAGCAGAATAGTCAGACCGCTGGTTTTTAGTGAACGCCGTATCCCAAGATTGGATAATAAACTCGCATCTCGGCGGCCTTTCTGCCTCCCAACGCTTCCACCAATCTCGTTTTACTATCGCGCCTTCCTCTCCGGTAGGCTTTTGCTGGTACTGGGCATTCCATTTGTACGCCGGAAGCTCTTCTCTTAGCGCTTCTAGCTCCTCTAGCGCCCAAAATTCGGGCCATAAAGACTTACCAGACGGCATAATCGCCGGCAATTCAATCACTTCCCAGTCCGTATTGTCATTTTTTAACACTTTGCCAGTCAAATCTTTATCTGACCAGCGTGTCATCACAATAATAATCGCCCCGCCAGGCTGTAATCGCTGTCTCGGGCCAGATGTGTACCACTCATACACACTATCAAACACCGTAGGATCACCCTGCGCTAGCCTTGCCTCTTGCTCAGAGTGCGGGTCATCAATAATAAGTAGATCGGCGCCCTTACCAGTAACAGTACCCCCCACCCCAATAGCAAAGTAATCCCCCCCATGATTAGTAGCCCAGCGGCCAGCAGCCTTAGAGTCTGCCCTAAGACTGACATTCGGAAAGATCTTCGCATATTGCTCACTATCCACTAAATTCCTAACCTTCCGGCCAAACCCCACAGCCAACTCAGCCGTATTAGAAGTCTGGATCACCTTCTTATTAGGGTAATTCCCCAAGAACCACGCCGGCAGCATATTAGAAGCAAACTCAGACTTTGTATGGCGCGGCGGCATATTAATAATCAACCGCTTCAACGTCCCCGCAGCTATCTCCTCAAACTTCTTAGCCATAAGAGCATGATGCCTACCATGTATAAACCCAGGCCACATCTCATGCACGAACGACATAAAAGACTTCTGCGCCCGCTCACGGACTACAGCATCCTTATACTGCGCCACCTGCTCAAACAGCTTCTCCTGTTCAGCAATAGGCAACTTATTTATCAGTTCGCTTAAATCCACTCATCCCCCAAATACGACACGCGTGTCGCTTTTGAACCAAACTACTCCAAATTCCTAAACTTCAAATAAACCGGCCGCACAGATCTCCCACTTCCCTTCAACCTCTTTAACGCGCCCAACTTAACTAGCCGGTCTAATATCTCTGACGTATTCCCCATCCCACTCTTTCCCCTAATCCTACATATGTCCCGTATAGACGGACCATATCCATACATCTTCCACCACTCATCTATCAACAAAAACACTTCCCTCTGCGCCGGCGTCATATCCATCCCCATACACTCATCAAACGTCTTATCCAAACGCTTCTGAGTCATCTCTCTATTTATTAACAGTGTTGTCATCTTGTCATGTCAACTGTAGGGAAACCTACAGTTGGGTTGTCATCTTATTAACCATTCTCGTTTTCTAAAAATATATCCCCCCCGGGGGTATCGCTTTGGGAGAGTGACGGGGGGTGTTGCAAATCCGATAATAGTTGGGATGGTTCGTAGGGAATAATATGTGTAGCCGGAGCCTCAGGAAAATCCTCAGCTTGGGGTGTGCGGGTAGGGTGGGGTTCCTGGTCGGTTGTCAGAATTGCATCATCAGCCTGGCTATCGTCAGTGCCGGCAAGCTCAGCTAATAGGGCGGTCGCATCAACGTCGAGCGCATCGTCCATGTTGAGAGTGATGGTCTTTAGTTCGCCAAGAATCTTATCGCGTATCGCTTTGCTATCCTGCACATGGGTAATTTGCTTGCGCTCAACGAAAGCATCGACGCCGACTACAGTGCCGAGAGTCTTTGCCGCAGCGACACGCACAGAGTCTTTAGCATTGGGGTTCAAGACTATTTGAGTGAGCGAATCAATTACTAGGTTCCTCAGTCCTTCCGAGGAGCGATATTTCGCAGCCTCATTTGCCAGTGCAAACGCCTCTATCTGTGCCGCGATTTTAGGGTGCTTTGATAATTCATGCGCTTGATGCCCTTGTTGCTGTTTGCTGGCCTTAGTGTCATACACCTTCCGGTAAGCTCCCGCCTTAGTGTCACCCAGTGCCACAGCCTCAGCGAATTTGCGCTGCTTAGCTGTTAGCTCTCTTTTCCCGATACGCAACACGCTATGGATACCTTCACTACTTATCTTATCTTTGAGTAGCTCCCTAGTAGCTTTAGTGACTTTCATAATGTACTGATCTCGCTGCGCTCGTTTATCCTGCCGCCGAGCATACAGGAACAAATACAGAAACTCAATAGCTGCCGCCTATTAATAACCTGGCGCCGATAGCAGTGCTATCAAAACCCGCGTGTTCATTGAAAAATACAATCACAAAAGGTATTGCATTGCACTTGCAAAACCCTTGACTAATGCAATATGTCTGGT